TAGTGATCAACCTGTACGGCGGGGGTTTTGAGTTTGGTGTTTGAGATAATCAGGTCCTGCTCAATAGCTACTTGATCGTCGGGTGAGATACCATACGCCTTATAGAACGATAGCCGAGCCTCTGCTGTTGGCTCGCTACACTTAGGATCCATACCTCTGGCTAGGAATTGCATACCTGACACATACTCGACTTCTTTTTCAGCATGCTCTACCATGGATTTGTAGAAGCGCCAAAATAAAGGCATATCACCGGCTAGTGCTAAACCGCACCAACCAATGGATGACCTGAGCTCACTCAATGGACCTGGCTCCACGATACCACGCAATGACAAACTATCTTTGCCAAAGCATACACGTGGATCGCGCAGCATGCGCCAGGTTGTTCCATCGAAAACTGGTCGCGCTTGGCAGAACTCAATCTGTTCTAGCCCATACGCGACACCCTCCAGTTTCATTGTGAACCCGAAACCGAGAAAATAGTCAGGAAATGTATCCAACACTCTGTCGAGGTGTTCCTTCTCCATAATTAGTACTCCATCATCACCGTCATTTGCGTACTCAAATTTCTCAATATCCAAACTCGTCATAAAGGACCACGTCATAGCACACATTGTTAGGCAGTTACCCATGGCGGTGTCCATATCACCACTCATGCGCCCGCCATTCACTGTATACTTAAACGCTCCGTCAAAGGATCGAGCGAAGCAAGTGTTACGTCTACGCCAGGAATTCAGCATCTTCAATTCTGCTGGATCCAGTGTCATCCGCTCCTCGATTCCATGCTCCCAGGAAATAATATCCCGGTTGCAATGTTGGTCGAATCGAGAAGCGTCTAACAAAACGGCGACAGGTGTATTAAACCTGTTCCATTTGCGCGACAACTCCTTACCCCTCTCGAGGGCATTCAAACCCTTCATGACCGTCGTACTTCGGAAGACTCGGGCGATACCCCGAAAGACTTCCTTCTCCATCGGCTTCAAGTGCTTTCCAATAGCAATGTTGAACCTTGATGAACGTGGTTGGATAATCCGCGGACATGGATCTTCCTTCCGAGTGAGATTTGTCTTCTCATCCTTAATAAAGCTCTGAATGTAAGCATCCTTCCTACTAAGGGGCACTACACTCAGATGATCGGCAGCAGCCTGATAAATGCGACGTTTGCGCCCAGAG